AAGAACATCGACTATTGGGCGTCCTGGGTCAACAGCCTGTCACAGACCGGGGCCAGCACAAGGACCGGACCCGTCGTAAGGGGGGTGACGCCGGTATGAAAAAGCTCTCCATCCCCAAACCAAATCTCATAGACAAAGTGGTGCAGTATTTCGATCCGGAAGCGGCCCGGCGGCGGTATGCGGCCAGGGTGTCCATGGCGTATGCCGAAGGCTATGCCGGGGCATCCGTGACGAGGCGGTCCCTCTCCGGATGGTCCACTCTGACCAGGGACGCGGACGGCGACACGCTGACCTATCTGCCGAAGCTCCGCGAGCGGTCCCGCGACCTGATCCGTAACGCTCCCATCGCAACGGGGGCCATCGGCCTGGTCGTCTCCAACGCCGTTGGCCAGGGATTGAAGCTCCAGGCCCGGATCGACCGGGAGTATCTCGGTATCGATGACGCGACGGCGGAAGCCTGGGAGTCCGCGGTTGAGCGCGAGTGGCTATTATGGGCGGATTCGCAGGAATGCGATTGCGCCCGGACGCTCCATTTTGACGATCTTCAGGCCCTTGCGCTCCGGCAAGTGCTGGAAAACGGCGACGCCTTCTTCCTCATGGCGCGGTTCCCGAGGCCTCCGAGTCCCTACCTGCTGAAGCTCCAGGCCATCGAAGCCGACCGCGTGAAAAATCCTAAATGGGCGATGGACACGCCAACCCTCTCCGGCGGTGTTGAGAAAGACCGCTACGGTGCGCCCATCGCCTATCACGTTCTGAAGGGCCATCCCGGAGCCGTGACCGCCGGATCCGCCAACATGGAATGGGATGTCCTCCCGGCGTTCAACGATCAGACCGGGCTGCGGAACGTCCTCCATCTCTACCCGGTATTGCGCCCTGGCCAGAGCCGTGGCGTGCCGTATCTCTCCCCGGTGATCGAATGTTTGAAGCAGCTCGACCGCTACACCGACGCGGAACTCATGGCGGCGGTGGTCGCGGGGATGTTCACGGTGTTCGTAAAAACCGAATCGGGCATGGGCCTGCCGTCCTGGAACCCGGCTGAGGAGGTCGGGGCGGCGACGGATGATGAGGATTACAAGCTCGGCAACGGCGCCATTGTCGGCCTGGCTCCGAATGAGGACATCACAACCGCAAACCCCGGCCGGCCGAATACCGCCTTCGATCCCTTCGTCATGTCGATTATGAGACAGATCGGAATGGCGCTGGAGATCCCCTACGAAGTCCTGATCCGCCACTTCAGTTCGTCCTACTCGGCAAGCCGGGCCGCTCTGCTGGAGTCTTGGCGGTTCTTCCGTACCCGGAGGGCCTGGCTGGTCAAAACCTTTTGCCAGCCTGTCTACGAGAACTGGCTATCGGAGGCTGTCGCCTTCGGCCGCGTCCAGGCTCCCGGCTTTTTCAACGATCCGCTGACTCGATCGGCCTATTGCGGCTCCATCTGGATCGGCGATGCTCCCGGCCAGATCGATCCGGTGAAGGAGGTCCGCGCTGCGGAGAAGCGGCTTTCCCTGGGCATCTCGACGCTGGACGAAGAAACGGTCCTGCTGACCGGCGGCGACTTCGAGAAGAACTTCCCGCGTATCCGGAAAGAGCGCGGGATGCTCCAGGAGGTCGGCCTGTGGGTCCCTGCCGTGGAGCAGCAGGCTGCCGAACCGGAGTCGGCATCGGAAGGCAACGACGATCCGGACAAGGAGGATGAATAGTGATGCAAGTCATCTCCAGAAAAGAAGCAAAAGCCGCAGGGATGACGCGATATTATACGGGCGTACCGTGTATTCACGGCCACGATGCCGAGAGGCATACAGGGAATAACGCATGCGTGATGTGCCAAAGAAAAACAGACTTCATTTATAAGAAAAAGAAATATGCGGAAGATGAAAATTTCCGGAAGAAAAAAATATCGAGGGGGAGCAGGCGTCAAAAGGTGCGCTACTCTACGGATGAATTATTCCGGGCATACAAGCGTGAACATTGCAGACAATATTATCTAAGAAATGAAGATGCCTTCCATGCTCAGTCAAAAGAGTGGGCCAGACAACATCCGGATGAAACCAGGAGAATTAAGAGGGAGTGGGCGGCGAAGGATTATGCAGCCAATCCTGAAAAATATAAGACCAGGGCGGCGGAATCAAGAAAAGCTAATCTGGCGGCCGCCAGAAAGAAGGGGCGGGAGTGGCAAAAAGCCAATCCTGGGGTCGTAAATTACCATAATACATGCAGACGCGCCCTGAAAATGAAGGCCATGCCAGCGTGGGCTGATAAAGAAAAAATCAAGCAAATCTACTTAGAAGCAAAAAGACTTGGTTTGGTAGTCGATCACATAATCCCTCTTAAATCAAAGTATGTCTGCGGCCTTCACGTTGAAAATAACCTCCAACTCATAACGGCAACAGAAAATGCAAGGAAGGGGAATAAATTTGAAGGAGGACACTGCTTTGCGTTTGCTTGAAATAATGAATAGTCCGTGGTCGATCGCGCCGGAGAAGCTCCAGGAGATCCGGGCCGTGTACGAAACCCATATGAAAGGGGAAAAGATCGATCTGAAGCCGATCAAGTCCGCGATGCAGAGCGGCATGGCCGAACTGGATGCGGAGCGGGGCTACCGGGTGGAAAGCGGCGTTGCGATCATCGACATCCGCGACGTTCTGACCAAAGGCATGACGTTCTTCTCTTACCTGTTCGGCGGAACGGCCATGCGGGAGGTCGGGGAGGCGTTCGACCGGGCGATCGAAGATCCCCAGGTCCATGCGGTGATCCTGGCGATCGATTCCCCCGGCGGCACGGTGGACGGCACGGAAGAGCTGTCGGGGAAGATCCTGGCGGCGAGGGGGACAAAGCCCATCGTCTCCTGGGCGGACGGCATGATGGCGTCCGGGGCCTATTGGGTCGGGGCCGCTGCGGATAAGATTTACATCGCCGGGGATACCACCACGGTCGGCTCGATCGGCGTGGTGGCTACCCATGTGGACATCTCGAAGGCGGACGAGATGATGGGCGAGCGGTGGACGGAGATCACGGCTGGCCGCTACAAGCGCATCGCATCATCCCATAAGCCATTGTCGGAAGAGGGTCGCGCCTACATCCAGGATCAGGTGGACGCGATCTATTCCGTTTTCGTTCAGTCCGTCGCCGCGATGCGGGGCCGCTCGGTTGAGGAGGTCCTGGAGTCGGCGGACGGTCGGATATTTGTTGGCCAGCAGGCCATAGCCGCAGGCTTGGCGGACGGGGTGGCCGGTCTGTCAGAGCTTGTGAATAATCTGAAGGAGGAATGGTCAATGACTAAAGAAGAATTACGGGCCAAACACCCGGACCTGTTCCAGTCCGTCATCGACGATGGGCGTGCGCTCGGCGTCACGGACGGCATTGAGCAGGGCAAGACGGCCGGATTTGCCGACGGTGAGAAGGCAGGTGCGGAAAAGGAAAGGCAGCGCATCAAGGACGTTAGGGCGCAGGCCCTTCCGGGTCATGAGGCGCTGGTGGAGGAAATGGTTTCCGACGGCAAAACAACCGGGGCGGATGCCGCGGTCCGGATCCTGGCGGCGGAGAAGGGCAAGCTGGAGGAGATGGCGAGAAAGATGGCGTCATCCGCGGTCCCGCCTGTCCCTCCGGTGACGGAACCCGATCCGAATGCCGAAGCGGAGACGTTCGAGGCGGCGGTTGATCGCCTGGTGGCGGAAGGTCTGTCGAAGGGAAAGGCGATGGCAAAGGTCGCCCAGGACAAGCCGGAGCTTCATGCAGACTACATTGCCCGCATCAACAAGCGGGCGGAATAAGGAGGAAAGAAAATGTCATCTGTCAATTACGTCAAGACATTCATTGCAGGCGAGGCCCTGTATGCCCATCGTCGGGTGAAGATCGATACCGCTTCCCCAGGAACGTCAACTGACCCCCCGGAGGTTGTTTATGCCGATGCTGGTGAAGACTACATCGGCGTGACCGAGTACGATGCGGCAAGCGGCGCTCAGGTCGCGGTGAAGCTCAATAACGCGCCGGGGACATTCGAGATTACCTGCGACATCAACTCGGCGATCGCTCGCGGAACCGTTCTATATGGGGCGGCGGACGGGAAAGTGTCGGATGCTTCGTCCGGTTCGGCGCAGGGCGTATCTATCGTTGCCGGTGTTACCGACGGCGACGTTATCGAAGTCGCTGTGTGGGGCATTAAGTCAACCACGGCGGCAACCGTATCCGTGGCCGATTCCAATTCAAACATGACCGGGGCCACGGTCGAGGCAGTCCTTGACGAGATCGAGAAGGCGCTGAAGACCACGCAGTATCATATCAACCCCGACTGGATCACCGCGGAGGATGGAACCGCTCTGACCAAGGCGGTCGATTCCCCGGCCGGCGTCGGATTCGCACAGATCAGCAACAAGAACCAGGTCATCAAGTGGGAGGCAGACGGCACTCCGAGCAAGATCGTAGCGCATTTCACGCTGCCCCAGGATCTCAATGACGCCAAGGACATTGTGCTCCATCTGCTCGGTCAGCCCGCGGCTGCTTCCCCGGCAATCACCCCGACGTTCACCGTCGAGGCGTTCTTCGACGTGGCGGGAACGGCGGTTGGTGGGGATACGGATTGCGGCGGGACTTCTGCTGAGTTTGCGGCAACGGCGGTTCTCCAGGAAAAAACCCTCACGATTACGGCAGCCAACCTTCCGGCATCCCCGAGTGCGCTTACCCTGGTACTTAACCCGACGGACGGCCAGATGGACACCACCGATTTCTACCTGGCTGGACTCTGGCTTGAGGGGACCCGCTCGGCCCTGACGACCTAACGATGAAGGCATAACGACAAGGAGGTAACATAAAATGCCAAGACCTACATCAGCAACAACCTTACAGCGTCCGGATCTTTCCACGCTGGCGTATGAGTATATGCTCGATGCCGATCGCAGGGGCTTCATCGGATTGAGCATCCTTCCGATCTTCGAGGTCCCGCAGCAGTCGGCGGACTATCCGAAGATCCCCCTGGAGGCCCTGCTGAAGCTCCAGGAACTCAAACGAGCGCCCAGGGCCGCATATCCCCGGTCCGATTGGGAATTCGAGACGGGAACCTACTCCTGCGAAGAGTACGGTTGGGAGGAGGCCGTGGACGACGTGGAAGCGGCCCTCTACCGGCGGTATTTCGACGCGGAGACGGTGGCGAACATGAGGGCGGTGGACATTCTGCTTCGCGCCCAGGAGAAGCGCATCGCGGCAGCGGTGTTCAATACCGCGAACATCACCAACACGGCCGATGTCGGCACGGAGTGGAGTACGGCGGCAAGCTGCACGCCCCACGCGGACGTGGAAACCGCGAAAGAGGCCATGCGGGCCGCAACCGGCCTTCTGCCGAATGCCTTTGCGATCACCTACAAGGTCTTCACCAATCTGCTCAAATCGAAGGAGCTGAAGGACGCCTTTAGGTACACCAACCCGATCGAGATCGGCGGACAGGAGGCCAAGCGTCGCCTCCTGGCGCAGTATTTCGGCGTCGATCAGGTGTTGGTCGGCGGGGCGATCTACGACAGCACGGCGAAGGGCCAGGCCACCACCATCGCGGACATTTGGGACGACGAGTATGCCCTTCTGTTCAAGGCGTCATCGGGCGGCCAGGATCTCCGCGAGCCCTGCCTCGGCCGGTCGTTCCTCTGGACGGCGGACAGCCCCGGCAACCTGGTAGTGGAGTCCTATCGGGATGAGACGGTCCGGTCGAACATCATCCGGGTCCGGCATAACGTGGATGAGGCGTTCATCTTCACCGGCGCCGGGTATCTCATGAGCAACATCACGGCGTAAGAGATGCCTACA